GTTTGCATCCCTACTGGCGAAATTTCAATCGAAGCCGTACAAGCTAAAGATACCCCTAAAGGTTCTTTAATTGTTGATGTAGCTTCTTTACCTAATCAGCACAACGACTTCTTTGATGCTTGGGAACTAGTAGATGGCAAGGTAGAAGTTAGCCTAGCTAAAGCTACAGAACTGACCAAGAAGCGTCTAAGAGCAGAGCGTGAGCCTTTGTTAGCTACACAAGATGTAGCCTTCCAAAGAGCACAGGAATCAGGTGCTGATACTACTGCTATCGTTGCTGAAAAACAGCGTTTGCGTGATATTACTAGCTTCTCTGCAACAACTTTAGAAGATTTGCGTAGCCTTAAAGCTGGAGTGTAATCATGGCTGTTACTATAAGTGGTAGTGGACAAGTACCTGTACAAGTGCAAAGCACAACCATTACAAGTCAATTTTCTACAACATCATCATCTCTTGTAGATGTAACAGGATTGTCTATTTCTATTACACCTAAATCTGCTTCCAATAAAATTTTGGTTTTTGCTACCCTTTCTTTAGGCACAACGGCTTCTTCAATAGCATTGTGGACAGTAGTTAGAAATGGAACTGCAATTAATATTGGTGCAAATGGAACTAACAACACTACTGGAGGATTTTATACTGATACAGGTGGTGCGGCACAAGGCGCAATAGTAAGCCCATCAACAGTATATTTAGATTCTCCAGCTTCAACATCTGCTGTAACATATAAAATTCAATTACAAACTGCTGGTGGTACTGCATATGTTAATCGAAGAGGTGCTGATAATACTTACAATGGCCCATCATCAATAACAGTAATGGAAATTGCATATGCTTGATTATTCTTTAATACTTTCTATAAATTACCCAAGTGCTCAATGGGCATTAACTGGAAACTCTTACGATGGTCTTGATTGGCTTGATTCTTCACCAAAGCCAACCCAAGCTGAACTTGATGCTTTATGGGAGTCTACCCAAGCGCAAATAGCATCTAAAGAGCAAGCCGCTAAAGATGTAAAGGCCTCTGCACTAGCTAAACTAGCCGCACTTGGTTTAACTGCTGATGAAATTAAGGCTTTGTTATGAACTTTACCCTTACATGGATATTTGACAAGTTTGGTTTTCAGCCTAAAGTTGAAACCTTTGATTTTCCATTTACGCCTAAGCCTGTTGCTAAGAAAACTACAAAAGTAGCCGCCAAGAAAACTACTCGCAAACCTAAATCAAAGTAAATCGTGGAACTTGACCCAATAAAATTTGGCATTACGATTCAAAAGGTAGAGGCTATGGAATCTGAAGTAGCTGAACTGCGTAAGGATGTTAAACAACTTCTTGAATTAGCCAATAAGGGTCGTGGTGGCCTGTGGGCTGGCATGATGGTGGTATCTGCTATATCTGCCTTCATAGGCTTTCTAAGCCATTACATTACTGGCAAATGATTAAAAGTAGGACAATGTGGTTTTCTTTTGCATTAGTCGTATTTGGCGCATTATTTGATAATTTTTCCTATGTTCAAAATATTATTGACCCTCGATACTATGGTGTTAGCCTTGTTGTTATTGGCATTATTGTGGCTGTACTGCGCTTTTTAACTACGCAGCCTTTGGAAGATAAATGATAGATTATGCAAAACTGGCAATTATTGGTGCTATTTTTTCTGTGGCTTTTGGTAGCGGCTGGTGGATGGGTTATTCACGATATGTTGAATATAAAAAGTCAGTTGAAATTGCCGCCAAAGTACAAGAAGCCCATGTCGAATCAATCCAAAAACAACACGAATTAGTTAAGAAAGGCATAGAAAGTGAATATACCGCTAAATTGGATTTGCTTCGTCAGTATTATGCTAACGGGGTGCGCTCACCCAGTTCCAGCAGCCTGTCCAGCGTTCCCGATCCCGCCAAGCCAACTTCTTTTATCCCCACCAACAACTTACTTGCTGACTGCGCCCAAACAACTTTAATGCTGACAGAATTGCAAAAATGGTATTTAGAAATAGCAGGCATTAAATGACGCTAGAGCAGTTAGACAAGCTAGGACTAGACCATAAGTGGTTAGAGCCTTTAAACGAAACCTTTGAGAAGTACGAGATCAACACTCCAAAGCGTCAAGCCTGTTTTATTGGTCAATGTATGCACGAATCAGGCGGGTTCAAGATTCTTCAAGAAAACCTTAATTACTCTGCCCTAGCCCTAATGCGGACTTGGCCCTCACGCTTTCCTGATCTAGATACCGCAGATAAATACGCCCACAACCCTGAATTGATAGCTAGTAAGGTCTATGCAGGTCGGATGGGAAACACCACACCTGAAGAAGCTGGTAAATATATTGGGCGAGGTCTTATCCAATTAACAGGCAAGGAAAACTATGAAAACTGCGGACTTGGTCTTGGTGTGGATTTGCTTGGGCATCCTGATTGGCTGGCTACTCCTAAATATGCGGCTTTAAGTGCAGGCTGGTACTGGCACAAGAAAAACCTTAATGCGCTGGTCGATGATATTGAAACCATGACCAAACGCATTAACGGGGGAACTATCGGTTTAGATGACCGCAAAGCTAAAATAAATATGGCCCTAAACGCTTTAGCCTAGAGTTCTCCAAAAGCTGTATGCAAACACAGCTAGAAACACCATACCCCCGCAGAACGCCCCAAAACCGCTGAAATCAGACTGTTCGGGTCTTTGTATGGCACTAGCATAGTCAGCGTCTTTAAACGCCTCTGAAGCTGTTTTATAGGTTTTACCCATCATTCCATGTGATCTTGTACTCATAGTAGATACCACTCCCTTTCTTGACGATTAGTGTCGCTTTTAACAGTCTTGCCAGTTAAACCAATAATTCCTTGTTTTTCTAATTCATTTAATCTTCTAGATACTTGGTTGTGATCTAGCCCAGCCCTTTTGCCAATCAAAGTCTTACCTGCTGCTGATACCTTTAAAGCCTCAATGATTAAAGCGTAGTGAGCCGATGGGTTAATTGAGTTAGCTGCAAGGTGCGATGTGTACGGATCGTTTTTTCTAGCTTGGGTATGCGGATCATAACTAATAATGTAATCACCGTTCTTCATCATTTCGTAATCGGTCATTTGTTTCATTGCAGCACCCGTGGGCTAGGTGGTGTTGGTGGGGACATAGGCACGGTGTAACCTGTGTTGCCTATAACGCTTTGGGTATATCCGCTAGGGCTAGTGATAACGACCTGATTAGGGTAGAGCGTGGCAGTTTGGGTAGTTACCCCTGCTGGGTTTACAAACTGCGCTGTATTGCCCTGTATTTGAACCGTACCTACATTGTAGCCACGGGCATCGGTCATAGGATAAGACTGCGCTTTAGCTGGTACACCGTATGCAAACATACAACCCAGCAAAGCCCCTAGTAAACAACTTCCGATAAAGTCTTTCATTTTGATTCCTTTGCTTTAAGTTCACACCATTTACGGGCAGATTGCCAATTATCAAAATACTCTATGTCGTTTCCACTTTCTTGTTCCAAACAATAATCACCATGTTTAGAAAACCCTGCATACCAATCTCCAGCTACAGTAGGTACTACCGCATAAAATCCATTTTCTAACTCAAGCTGGTGTTCGCCAGTCGCTTGATCTTTAGTCCATTTCATTTTGATTCCTTAATAGGGTGGCAGGCCATAGACTTCTTAGAACTGAAATCTCTGCGAGCCATAGAACTGAATAATGCCTATGGCCTACCGTTGATTAATTATCTGTCGTATTTGTTGGTAAAGTCAAAACGATCAACATTTTCTCGCTTGTTGCGTTCTTCACGAATAACCAACTCAACTGCACCTGACCACTCGCCTAAAGTGCAAGCATCAACAGCTTTTAAACCAACCCAGCCACTCATGCGGCCATCTGCCAGTTCGTTGTAAAGGGCATCAATGTCTAAAGCTGGTGTGCCGTCATCATGCCTGCCAATATGCCAAGCTGAATTTTTTACCATAGCGTTTTTGATGGCTTTAGCGGCATTAATAATTACTTGATTGCGATCCATTTGAAACTCCTTTTTCTATCTCACTCGTTATTGAGTAACACCAGTTTAGTTAAGCCAACTTAACAATGCAAGGGTTATTTGTCTAAGGAAAACCCTAAGTTGCAAAAAAGAGACAGGGCTGTATTTGGCAGTTACTAGCTGTTAGGTGGAAAGCCGCAAAAACCCTAACTTACTGCATCCTACTATGGCGGCTTAACGCCCTAAAAAAGGTGGGGTACTCGCTCCGTGATGCTTTCCCCCGATGCTACAAGTTGTTCTTGATCTGATAGACCCTTAACAAATGCTGGAAGCAATCCCAACTCTTTTGGAGATTGGATTCTTCTATTTCTACTAATTTTACTTGGTTAGTCGTGCCATTGACAAACACGATGGCGCACCTTGCGTTGGGCAAGTTTAGTCCTTCGCGATAGCTCGCTAACTGTAACTCATGCTCAAAATATACATCAACCTTATCTAAATCGGTGTCCTTTGTCTTGAAATCTACAACAAATCCCGTACCCTGACCGTTGATTGGTTTGGCCATAAGGTCTACGCGCCCACCGTAGCCTAGGTGATGAGCAAACGACTTTTCACATAACCACGCCTGTTCACCATAAGTATCTTTCAATACTTTATCAATGGCATCTAGGTAAGGCGGTTTTTCGGGCATATAGACTTGCTCAAACCATGCCTCGATAATGCCGTGAATTGCCGTGCCTCGATTAGCGGCTTGGTAACCCGTTTCCCGACTATCCTTCATAACCCTAGCCAACCACTCCTGTTCAGGCTCGTCAGGCCCTCTAGGTAGCGTTAAAGCGGACAATAAGACCTGTTGTTGTTTCCAAGTATCCAACCCTGCTTTGGACATAATGTTGATGATGGTGGTAGTGCTGGGCAAAAGCCCTTCTTTCCTTGCATCACGCA